TCACCTTCCGGACTCAATAACGGATTTGGCTGGTAGAGATAGCCTACCCTCACCTTCCTTTACTCCATTCTCGAAAAGCACTTCCGTTCCAATCCCTCTAAACAAAATATCTACATCTGTTACCAGACAGAACCCTTCGACTAAATCTGAAGACACCGAAAAGCCTTCGTTTTCGACAATTGGGCAATAACGTGACTCCACAAAAACTGAAGTGTCAGATTTTGCCACACCAGCATCGTTCATAACCAAAGCGATAAACGTCTCGTAGGAGCCAAGGTATCCGATAGGAGATAAAAGACAAAAAACCGCCAAAACAAGGCCACTTATTTTCGAGGTGGTCAGGTCTGAATATTCATGATCGAACTTTGCCCAAAAGCCAGCCCCAACAAGGCGTCCCTCGGTTGAGTAAATTACAGTTTTACCTGAAACCTCCCCAACCAAAACCACCAAAAAAATAAACGCGACAGTAGAGGCGACTACCGTGATGATAAACTGAGGCACGAGCGCTGACTGAAGAAAGCATGTCGCTGCAATGACCAAAATAATTGAGAGCGTATAGAAGCCCAATAAATCTGAGTATCGGATCAGCTCTAAGCACCTCTTAGAGAAGGAGTTAGGAGTACTAGAGAGACGAGAACAACAATAAAGAAAAGGAACCCCTACAAACGCGCCTACAAGCAGCCCGAATAATACGATCAAAAAATAGTACGCAGCAGCCAAGAAGCATAGCAAGACTAATTTAACCGCATCTCCAAATGACAAAGAAGGAGGAAAAAAATCTATCACTGATGAAAGGTAATATAACAACAACAGAAGACCGGCAAGAGACAGCAGCTCGGCACAAACTCTAATAACTTTAGATAACTTCTCAAAGTAACTTACCATCCAATCCTACCTTTTCCTCAAACATTCAACGGGGCAAATCTTAAGGTGCTTTCAAGATAATCAGGCGCAAAATGAGCATACCTCATTGTGAGCTTAATATCTGAATGTCCGAGTATTTTTTGCAAGGATAGGATGTCTCCACCCTTCATAATGAAATGACTTGCGAACGTGTGGCGGCAAACGTGTGTGAGCTGGCCTCTCGGTAGAACTATTCCAGCCCTTTCGATAGCTTTCCGAAATGCAGCACTGCAGCTGACGAATGGTACTTCTTCTATTAACTCGTCATAGAGCTGCTTTGAAATCGGAACGCTCCTGGACTTGCCCGATTTCGTGTAGTTGTAGGTCACCCGGTGTGGGGTGAAGTTTGACCTGGTTACGCCTTCCGCTTCCGACCACCTGGCGCCAGTGGCCAGTGCCAACCGGGTAACGTGGTAGAGGCTGGGATTCGATGAAGCCTTGCACTCGTCCAGGAGCAGGTTGATCTGTTCCTGGGAAAGAAACGCCAGTTCTTGCTCATCCAGCTTGAACTTCCGAAGCCTCTTTAACGGGTTTTCGTGACTCCATTCGCCTTGCCGTATCAGCTCGTTGAAGACCGCGCTTAGGTAGGTGTGTTCATGGTTCAAGGTGTTCTCCCCTACTCCGTCATTTTCCATCCTGAGACGACGATAGGTGGCGAAATCCGATACCTGGAAAGACGTTGCCCTGGGATTGCGTAGGCGATCAGCCATAGCATCAAGTTTCCGCTTTCGTTTCTCTCCATCCTTGAGCGTGTACCCATGGGCGTCGTACCACTGCTGAATAAGATCTTTCAGGCGTCGACGATCCTTTGAAGGATTCCACACCTGGTCTTCGGCCTTACGAAGCAACAGATGTTGTTCATACCGTTTGGCTTCGGCCTTACTGGCAAAGCTCCTCCTGATACGTTTTGAGCCTCGTCCATCCTGCCGAACATCGACCTGCCATTTTCCAGAGGGTAGCTTTTTGATCACGCCGCCACCTTGGTTAACAGTCGTCGTTTGGTGAGTCCGTCCTGGACGAGCTGGAAGAGTTCGTTTTCGTAGATTTCCCGCCTTCGGTAGTAGTTACACAAGTCTTCCCAGAGTCCGCTTTTCTTGAGGCAATCCCAGGCCTGTCGAGCGTTAAAGCGGTTGCGTGCATAGATGCTCAGGAGATTGCCGAAGGCGAGAGATACGTTCTTTTCGTTGCCGCAACCAGGTTCCTTTTTTGCGCGTTTGTACATCAGATCGGGGGCGCTGTAGCCGAAGCCAATATCGTCCCGGAGCTTGGTCCAGATGGGGTGTACCCACTCGCGTTTAACTTCGTAGCGGTTGGATTTCAGGGCGTACTGCCACAGGCCCGTCAAATGCGGTACCGCGTCCATGTAGGTGTATATCGGTTTCATGCCGTTGGTGCCCTGGGAGATCTCATTCACGATGCGGTGATGAAAGCGGATTTCCAGACGCCAGACGGGGATGTTTGGGTCATAGCAGGTGTCCGGGAAGGTGTCTTCGTTGACTGCGCATTCCCAGATGGATTCCATGAAGGCGCGTTTGTCGCTGACGTCGATTTCTTTCGATTTGTCGTAGAGGCAAACCTGCAGGCTGTTGGCCTTGCCGAAGGTGTAGGTTTCGCCTCGTCCGTTGATCGTGGCGCCATCGAGGCCTTTGAATACCAGGTCACTGAGGCCGTTGTGAACGGTGATGGTTTTAGCCCTTGTCACGAAGTGTTGGGCGAACTCCTGGGGCGGTTCCCAGCCCTGGAAGTCGACGGCCAAGTGTAATGCGATACCAACGGGTTTGATGCCCTTCAGGAAGAACATACCCCACTCCGCCAGTTCGTCGTGGATTTCCTGGCTTGAGCGTTCGTAGATCCATCGCGGAGAAGCCTCAATCTTGAGGTGTGTGCCCGGACTATCGGCTTCTGTATAGAAATTCTGAACCAGGATAGTGAGGCCGTATTCGCGATTTTGCAGGATGTACTTGAAGCCACCACGGCGACCGGACTGCACTTTGAACTCGATACCTTTGACTTTGATGGTAGCGTCGTAACTCTCATTGTAAGCGTCAACAATTCGAGCGAGGAGGCCAGGCTTCAGCCTACCGTCGAACAGTTGCCGCACGGTATCTACCCCTGTCCATAGCACATTGACGCCTTGCAGATTGATCTGCTGGCCTTCCGGGCCAACGAACAGATCACCTTTGCCAATCTCACCCGTGTTTACGTCAAATCGCTCGAAATCTTTGATTTTCATCTGTGGCTCACTGTGGGTCTATGTGTTCCAAAACCGACTTTCGTCGTTTTCTATGAGACGTGTTACAGGGACGTCTCTGGGGCTTCGCCCGCTCCTGGCCGCTCCTCGCCATCGTCGCGGCCCTCCGCGTGCTACGCCCCTTTCTCTGCGTCTGAGTTGGTGCTGTCATCGTTCACGTGCATGAACGGATTAGAGAGCCGGATGGGCTCAACTTCGGGTTCTGGTCTGGGTTCCGGTGCCTGGATGCGGTTGCGCTGGCAGTAGATGTCCTGGACTTTTTCGCCTTCCCACCACAGTTGCGCCTGGCAAGGTCGCAGGAACAGCACGCGGTAACCAAAGGCAAACAGTTCCCGCTGGGTGATGGAGAACTCCCCTTCCCGATCGGTGGCGTGGAACAGGTAGGCGCGGTTGATCTGGCCGGCGATACTGAGGGCGGCATCCCCCAGGGGGTGGTGGCGCGTTCCGGGGGTTACGCGATGGCCGTTCGCAGCATCAGTTTGAGGGCGGCGGACATCACGACCATCAGACACACCATAAGCACCAGTCGCATCGATACTCTCAATAGCTGTCGAGTCAGTTTTCGGATAAGCCCTTTCCCTTTGGAAGATGCTGACCGCAAAACCGGCAAACAGGAGTAGAGCAATGACTGACAGCGAAAGGTAACCCACAACGCGTTTATCTTTAAAAACGCTCTGGGGTCCTTGATTGGACTGATGTTCGCCGGTTTTTGTGCTCTGGTACGTTTTGAAGATGGTGGGGTCCGCTTTGTACTCTTTCGGGACTCCGTATGCATGGCTTTTGGCTTTTCCGTTATTCTCGGGGTCATGTTCTACTTCCCTCCATTTGCCCTTTTTCCAGGGCAGCAGTTCGCCCATGGAGTAATGCCGAAAGGCCACCTGGGCGGCCTGGCGTATGTCGGTGTGGACTTTGCTGATGTTGGGCGTGCACAGGAAGACGTCCCAGTTGTAGTGCCGGTGCATGTCGTAGGCTTCGAACATGTCGGCGGGGCGTTCGTCCTGTTTGGCCTGGTCGGGGCCGCCCGGGTAGTCGAGGTTTTCGGGTTTGAAGTCTTTGCGTTTGGCCGGGTAGATGGCCTGGGCTTCGTCGATGATGATCAATGAGCCCGGCGGGGCCCAGTGGAACCATCGGGCCATGTACTCTTTTTCTTCCCGGCCTTCGGTGTTGACGTTGAGGATGGCGGCTTCTTCGGGCAGTGCTTCGCCCAGGGCGTCCTCCACTTTGTCGAGGCTGTCGAAGCCCCGGATGTTGGTGACGATGGTTCGCCCTTGTTGAAGGGCGGGTATGGCGTGGCGCTGGAGTACGCCAAAGCTTTTATAGGAACCGGGGTGGCCGTGGTGTATGACGATGCTCATGGGCGAGTCTCCTTAGCCGATGACGTCCATGACGTAGCGGGTGACGCGGGCGTTGATGATCATGTTCAGGGCTTCGGGGAGCTTGAGGTAGGTGGCGACGCCGACCACCTGGCTGTCGAGTTGGCCCCAATACGTTTCGATGGTGCAGGAGACGTCGAGCTGGCTGAGGATTTCTTTCGCCACTTCCCAGCTGAAGCCGATGAAGGCGATCTTGGCTTTGGTGAGGTTGATGACCACCCAGGCGCCGACCTTGATCAGCATGTCGTCGATCAGTGCGGGGATGCTTTCGAGGAATGTCCAGAAGGTGGTGAAGAAGTCAGCGATGAATTCCATGGTTAGCCCCTTGAGGTGAACAGGATGCCGGCGCTGATGAACGCGGCACAGAACAGGACAATGGCCCCGAGGATGTCGAGGCCGCCGAGAAAGCGGTTCAGGGAGAAGTTCACTTCTACCCCTTTGATGGTTTTGATGTTGTCTTCGATGGTGCCGCCGCCGCTGAGGTTGGTGCTGAACAGGGCGCGCACTTCGCCTTTGATGTCGTTGATCTTGGCCTGGTAGTCGGCCATGACCTGGTCGTAGTCGTCGCTGGGGTCGGTCAGTTCGGTGTCGATGGCTTCACCGCTCCAGTTGATGGCGGGCTCTTCTCCGTCGCCATCACCGTCTCCCCCATCACCACTACCATTGCCGTTCCCTCCACCACCGCCGCCGGGGATGTTGCCGATGGCGTCGGTGATGGCTTTGGTGCCGTCTTTGATCTGTTTGCCGATGCCTTTAAGGGTTTCGTTGAGGTTGTCGGTGTTGGTGTTGCCCCGGCCCAGCAGTTTTTTGATGTCCTGGAGCTGACCGGTGATACCGGTGATGTCGCCTTGGCCGTCGCCGTCACTGTCGCCGTTGTTGGGGTCGTTGGGGCCGCCGGGTTGGTCGTTTTCGCCGGGCTTTCTAAGGGGCAGGCAGGCGAAGCCGCCAAATTGGTTTTTGGTGAGCACGTCGCTGCCGGAACACTGCGGCGGGTTGTAGGCGTTCGGGAAGCAGGATTCGACGGTGGCGTTGCCTTTCTGGACGACGCCCCAGGTGTAGTCACTGGGGCAGTTGTTCTGGGGGTCACCGCAGATCAGGACGGCTTCTCCGCCATAACCGGCGACGCCTTTGAATTCGGGGTGGTCGGGGCCGCACTGGGGTTCGTCGGGGTCTTTTTCGGCTTCCTGGATGCAGTAGCCGTCGTCACCGAAGACCGCGCACTGGTCGACGCAGTAGGCGCCCTGGTCGGTTTTGACTTCGTACTTGCCCAGTAACCGGCATTCGCTGGGTTCGCGGTTTTTCATGCATTGGTTGCCGGTTTCCACGCCGGAACCGGAACCAGGACTGTAAGGGCCGGTGGCCGGTATCCAGCCGCCGGCGACGTCGCAGCTGCCACATTCGGTTTTTTCGCTGCCTTCGTGTGTCCACGGGTCGTCGCAGGGAGGGGGATCTTGCGAGCACAGGGGCTCACCGTCGCTCTCTTTCTCTCCGGTGTAATGTGGGTGGGAGGCGGGACAGACGCCGGCCGTGCCTTCCCAACAGTTGCTGTTTCCGCTCCACTGGCCGAGTGATTCGGAGACCCAGGCGATGTGGTAACCCTCGGCTACGCGGTCGTTGGCCCATCGTTGCATGGGGCTGTTATAGGGGTAGCCGGGGCCTTTGCAGTTCTGGTAGCTCTGGGCCTGGCCAGTGACGATGCTGGCGTTGGCGTGGGCCTCGTCCGCCAAGGCGATGATGAGCAGGCCGAGCAGGAGAAGTGAAAGCCAGATGCGGAGGTTCGTTTTCATGGGGCACCAATAAAAAGGGCCGGTGGTCCGGCCCTCTGGGTTTGCGTCAGTTGCCGTTGTAGCCGAGGGCGAACATCGAGGCCCAGAGGGCCCCGATCAGCACTCCGGTAAACATTTACCGGCGCAGGATGCTGACGATCATGCCCAGGCCGGTGACGATGGCCACCAGGGCAATCACGCCAAGCACCGCGGCGGTGACGTTACCGGTTCCATCCGCGAACGCGTCGTTGATGGCCTGGGTGTGGTCTACCGCTGCCGCTGTGCCGGCGGCCATGCCGGCGACGAGGGCGGTGCCGATTTTGGCACCACGTCGGCCCCAGCGGGCGCGGGCCATGGCCCAGGTTTTTCCGTTGGCTTGCTTTTCCATTTCGATAAGTTGAGACATTGCTGTGTTCTCCGGGGTTGGTTTTATGAGACCTTTCGCATGACCTGGACGACTCGGCTCAGTCCGATGCCCACGGCCCAGAACACCAGGCCGGAGCCCATGACCAGGCCGATCATGGCCGGGTCGGGCGAAAGGTATTCAGCAAAGACGGTTTCGATGTCTTGTTGCTGAATCTGTTGCACTGTCCAGGTACCTCCGTTGCAGGCCATGACGGCGTTGCCGTTGATGACTTCGCTGGTCAGGGTGCCGGTGCATTGGTAGTTCTGGACGGTGGCCATTCTGGGTTGCCTTTACGCAGCCGGTTTTTTGGTGACGTCCTGGGGCTTCAGCTCCAGGGCTTTGAAGGTGACTTTGCCGCCCTGCCCGGCTTTCATCTGGGCTTTGACGGTGAACATCGCTGGCAGGCGGTCAGCGTGGTTTCGCAGCTGGTCGATGTGCTTGTAGTCGCAGGCGATTTTCATCACCTCGTTGCCTACTCGGTTTTCGTCGTTGGCTTCTGCAGGAGCATAAGCCCACAGGGAGCCGCCTTTATTGCCGTCGATGTCGTAGCGGGTGGCGCCGATGACCATCAGGTTCAGGTGGTTTTCCAT